ACCTAAAGACGGATCGATATTTACGTTTTTAGGTTTACGACGATACATCTCGCTGACGAGATAACAACATTTTACGAAAAAGCTTTGGTTCAAAGGCGGTATCGACTCGTTCGATCGTAACAGCTTAACGACGTGAAGATTAGCCAGTTCGTAAACCTCGAAAGCGAGTCTACTACAATTTTCGACGTGATTTCGAATCTTATCTTTGATCGTATCGTCTCTACAAAAACTATTCAGCGTCGTCTTTACTGAAGTCGTCGGGAGGTTTCTTCATTTTATATACTCCTTATAAAGCTTTATATATAAAATGGGATGAAATGCGCTGGTAATTAAAGGGTTAAAATTTTTGCTCGATAAATACAAGTTATTCCATATTTGTCAAAAAATTGAAATTAATACGTTACAAATGATATTATTAATAGTATAATGGCGAATGACGAATGCAGTCTAAAAAATATGATAATAGAAGCAAATCAACAACACGCGGAACAAATTGAAAGAATATGTTATTGTTGTTTTCTCGATAATATCGAAGAATTTCAAAATCTTGATGACGATTTGAAAACTATGCAAATATGTAAAATGGCCGTAGAGATAAGTGGTTATGATGCGCTACCGCATTGCCCAGTTATCACCGAAGAATTGTGTTTATTAGCCGTAGAAGATTATGGTCAAGCGTTGGAGGTTGTTCCAGCAAAATTTAAAACTAAAAAAGTTTGCATGGCGGCAGTCGCGAATGATGGATTCGCTTTAGAATACGTACCAAAACGCCTACAGAAAGATAAGGACGTGTATAATTTAGCTATTTCTCAAAACGCTGAAGCCGCGCAGTGCGTCAATTAAGATTATTAAATTAAATTGCCGTCGCGCGTTACGACGGTAAAAATCAATTTTTACGAACTAGATATCTTAACGGTATTTAGTTCGTAAAAATTGAATAAATATTTTACGAGCTAAAGTATTTATTATACGAAGGAAAAAAATGAGAAACGAAGTCGAAAACGAGTGTATACTCGATAAGAATAATATTCGTACGTTTGAGGAAATTCCTTTCAATTTGCGAACGAGAGATTTGTGTAAATTAGCCATTACGTATTACCAACAAGACGCATTGGATTATATTCCAAAAAAATACGAAGACGAAGATTTGTACGAACATTTAATTTCCGTTGATCCGTACGCGTTCGAAAGCGTACCGCGTAGATACAAAAGATCGGAACGATTATGCGAAAAAGCGGTACAACGATGTGGAAACGCTTTGAACTACGTTCCATTCGATGTTATTACGGATAAAATACGCGAGTTAGCCATTCAAGACGACCCGCACGTGTTTTTTGATATACCGGACGAATCAAAAACTGAAAATATGGCGTACATCGCTGTGTCTCATAGGGGCAGCGATAATTATAATTTATACATCGTTCCCGAAAAATTAAAATCCGAAAGAGTTTGCGAAAAATCGGTTGAAAGTAATGGTCAAACAATCGCTGCTGTTCCAGCGCATCTAATATCGGAAAAATTATGCGGAATCGCTTTACTCGATATAGGGTTCAATCATCATCAATATACTGAGAATGAAGATGAAAATTTTTCGTATACGGACGATGGTTGCGAAGCAGTAGCTAAACATAACGGATTCAAACGTATTCCTAGTTACATGTTAACGGAAGATATGTGTTATTGCGCTGTATCGCAACACGGATGTCTACTGCGCTTCGTTCCAGATAAATTTAAAACTCCGCGAGTTTGCGAAAAAGCGCTTTCTCATAAACAATGTTTAAAAGCCAATAATTTTATTCCAAATTAACCCTTTAATTACCAGAACATTTTATCCCATTTTATATATAAAGCTTTATAAGGCGTATATAAAATAAAGAAACCTCCTGATGGACGACGCCGAACGATTTACTGCTCTTGATCTGGTAAGTAAAGGGTTAACATTAAATTTTTGATTTGTACTCATATTATGAGTACAAATTTCCATACGTTAACCTCGTTATAATCTAGACGAGGTGCATCGCGATTGATAATATTCGTGAAGTGGCGTCTGATTTGGATCGGATTTTAACGAATTTATTTTATTACAATAATCGTCTAAAGAATCGTAGATTAAAAATAATCTAGAAACGTTATCAAAAATTAATACTCTATCGCATTTTCCAGCGATTTCTGGAAAATTTGTATAAGATTTCATTCTCATTGATGATAAATATTCATCGGAACAATTTGCCGTTTGCGGTCTCGCTTTACATCTTTCGATTAACTGATTTAATCTGGTAATCGGTATAACGACGATTATCACGTAATTATATTCTTTCATGAAATATATCGCGTACATTATCCAACTTAAATTTGCCCCAGTGGTTTCCCATATAACGTTTTTTCTATCAATTACGGATGAAATTAACAATTTATTAGATTTTTCATCGGCTTCAGTTCTTAATTCGAAATATTTCTTTTGAGAAAGATCATCGCAATTTATATTAATTAATTTTCTTTCGCAAATGGATTTTACGATGGTATCAACGTCCACGTCAACGAATTCTGATTTTAAAAATTCTATAATTTCCTTTTCATGGTACCTTTTCCTGATGCTGGTGGGCCATAATTTATGATAAAGTATTTCGGGTTTTTCCACACTTTTTTCATAAGTTCGTTATAGTTTGTGCCACGTTTACTTAATACTTTATCTAAAGTTGTTTGCAAAGACATTTTAAGTTTTTAATAAAAATGAATTTTAATTTAAAAATGTAAATTAAAATTCATTACGATGAAATTATTTACGTTAATCATAGTAATGAATTTATTTCAAAATATCACGAGTGAAAGTATGAACGCGAGTAATATAACTAAGGTTATTATTGCCAGATATTACGATAATGTCATACTTTATTGCTTTGACGATGGTACGCGTTGGGAAAAACTCGATGAAATCACCGGCAATAATAATTACGTAGACGTTAATTCTTCGTCTAATTATAGGTATAATCATTTAATTATTTCGAATATTAAATTTTCTCACGCTGGAACGTATTACAGCGTGAGAAATGGAACTATAATACAGGCTATTAAATTAATAGTTTGGATAGACAAAATCGTTAGTGTGCCGCATTACAGATTAGGTTTTGAAACTCAATATATAGTGTGGATCAGTTCCAATGGTTTTACTGCTAAATCATCAGAAATTTATAGTGGCAAGCCACGTAGTCTCATGGAATCTTTATTAAATAAAGTTGACAGCGAAATATACGCGGTATTGTCATATAGAATGTCAGCATTAGTAGATTTAGGTTTATATACCGTGTTTATTCAAAAATGTAACGATCCTTTACCTCAATACTTTCCAAAGCCCGATACTCCGTGCCCAACTTTAAGCGTTATTAAATCTAAAACGATTCAATCAGATTTAGTATTTTACGTATCCACAGCGGCATGGACTTTTGTATATTGTTTACAATACGTAGTAATCGCGTATTTATGCCGTAAATTGCGACAAAAAAAAGCGTTGATAACGGAATTACGGGAACGACAAAATTTAATTTAAATTTGATTTTTCTTATAATTATAAATAAAAGTTTATATAATATGTCGTGGCGAACGTTTGGTTCAATAATTTTTATAACGACGGTAATAATGGTATATTTAAATTACGATTTAGCGCGAAAAGAAACACAATTAATTAACGCGGTAAAAAAAGATATACGAGATAAACGAGAAATAAGTCAGCTTATGATAGAAGCGGTTAAATCAATTTAAAATCGAATAATAAAATTGATTTCTATTATAATTATAATAGAAATCATATAAAATGGCGTTACTTACCGGAAGAAATTTCTACAAACCATTTACGTATCCATCTTTTTATAAAAGATGGATAGATCACGAAAAAAGTCATTGGATGACGGCTGAAGTCCCTATGCACGACGATATCATTGATTGGAATACAAAACTTACGCGCGGCCAAAAAGATTTTCTTACTAATATTTTTAGATTTTTTACGCAAGGTGACGTTGACGTCGCGGAAGCGTATTATACTCAGTATTTACCATATTTTAAATTGCCAGAAGTCACTATGATGTTAGGAGGTTTCGCTTCGAGGGAGTCTATTCATATAGACGCGTATTCTTATCTGTTAGAAACTCTTGGTATGCCAGAAGCTACTTATAAGGAATTTTTAACGTATAAAGAAATGAAAGATAAACACGATTACATTAAAACGTTTTCCCAACACTCCGATCTGTTAAGTAAATCCAATCTTTCAATTGAGGATAAAGAACACATCGCCGCGTCGATAGCGCTATTTTCGGGATTTACCGAAGGTATGCAATTGTTTTCTACGTTCGCTATGTTGTTAATATTTCCTCTCAATGGCTTAATGAAAGGAATGGGGCAAATCGTAACGTGGTCAAGAACTGATGAAGTTCAACACGTTGAAGGTATGATCGAATTATTTCAAACGTTTTTGAAAGAAAATCCTGATATTCGAAGAGACGTTTTGAAAGATAAAATAGAAAAAATCGCGATCGAAATGGTAAAATTAGAAACGGCATTCATTCATTTATTATTTAAAACTTATGACGAAAAAGATTTTTTTGCGTTAACCTCTGAAAAATTAATACGATACATAGAATTCATCGCGAATACGCGATTAACTTCCATGGGATACGATAACATTTTCGAAACAATAGTTAATCCTTTACCGGAATTAGCAATGTTGACGGATATTCCTAGTCATACCAATTTTTTTGAAAATACGTCGACGGACTACGCGAATACTGCAACTACAGGTTCGTGGAATACGATATGGGATAAAAATTGAAATTTATAAAATAAATTAATACATATATCGTTGAGCTATATTGCGATTTACTTGAGATTTGAGATTTTACGAGATATTATTGATCGAAGAGAGATTTGTGATTTTTAATTGAATACGTAGAGCAAATTGCGCAATCACCCGTTGAGAATCAATGGAAATGGATCGCGTGAATATCCAGCCGAGAGATCGAGAAGAACCTCCGCCGACGGATGACGCATCTAACAGACTAGTTCCGACTGAAGAGTCATTCGAATCCATGGCTAAAAATTTTTATTTATGGAGAAATGACGATCGTGAGTATATGAAACCGATGGACAAGCGACAAATCGTTCAATATATAATGTACATATGGACTGGTAGACCAGAAACCGATGAATATTTAACGGAAGAAGATTTGAACGAAGACGTGCGTACTTGCATAAGTTTGTTTCAAGATTGGAAGAACTAATCGAGAAGAACGGCTGGATAAACTCGGAACGCGCATGGCGCGAGACGTACGCGTTCCGAGCGGACCCATTACGACGTAGAATATCATCACCTCTAATGGTGCCGATATTTAAAATTGAAATTTATAAAATAAATTAATACATATATCGTTGAGCTATATTGCGATTTGAGATTTGAGATTTTGCGAGATATTATTATTGATCGAAGAGAGATTTGAGAGATATTATTAATCGAAGAGCGATTTGTGATTTTTAATTAAATACGTAGAGCAAATGGCGCAATCACCCGTTGAAGAATCAATGGAAATGGATCGCGCGAATATCCAGCCGAATCATCGTAAAAGACGCCTTCGAGAAGCGTACGATGCTCCTCTTGAGAAGATGCCGAAAATGGACGAAGAAGCTACATCCTCAGAACCGAAAGAAGATTGGTACGAGTCCGCGATTAAAAATTGGCATATGTGGACGGACAAAGAACGAGAATTGATCAAAGACATGAACAAGCGACAACTCGTCCACTATGTAACGAATCAGAGTCGTTACTCGAGGAAGACGTCTTCGTTAAGTAACGACGAATACTTGTCGGAAGAAGATCTTAATGAAGTCATTCTGGATTTTCTTTATTTGCTTTGAAGATGGACTGGTAAAAACGGCTGGATAAACTCGGAACACGCATGGCGCGAGACGTACGCGTTCCGAGCGGACCCATTACGACGTAGAATATCATCACCTCTAATGGTGCCGATATTTAAAAATTGAAATTTATAAAATAAATTAATACATATATCGTTGAGCTATATTGCAATTTGAGATTTGAGATTTTGCGAGATATTATTGATCGAAGAGAGATTTGAGAGATATTATTAATCGAAGAGAGATTTGTGATTTTTAATTAAATACGTAGAGCAAATGGCGCAATCACCCGTTGAAGAATCAATGGAAATGGATTGCGCGAATATCCAGCCGAATCATCGTAAAAGACGCCTTCGAGAAGCGTACGATGCTCCTCCTGAAAAGATGCCGAAAATGGACGAGGATGCTACATCCTCAGAACCGAAAGAAGATTTGTTCGAGTCCGCGATTAAAAATTGGTATCTGTGGTCAGACAAAGAACGAGAATTGATCAAAGACATGGACAAGCGACAACTCGTCCACTATATGAAGAGTCGTTGGTCATTCTCGCCTTGGCCGAGTAATGATGAATACTTGTCCGAAGAAGACCTTAATGAAGGCGTTCTGGACTGTCTTTATATGCTTGAAGACTGGGAGAACTGCCTGGAGGAATGGGACTAATAACAACGGCTGGATAAACTCGGAACACGCATGGCGCGAGACGTACGCGTTCCGAGCGGACCCGTTACGACGTAGAATATCATCACCGCTAATGGTGCCGATATTTAAATAAAATTTTGAATTGTAAGAAAATAATCAATGATAGCCTTTTCAGATTGGTTCGAAAATATAGGACAATTGACCACTCCATGGGAGAAAAATATACAAAATAAAATTATTAATTACGTTTACGTTAAATCTGAAGCGACGCATAAATTTTGTAAAAAGCAACTCGCGATAACGATTTATGAAATTAATAAAATGGAGGATGTTATTCCTCAAAATGTTCGAGAAGATATTATCGTCGAAAAAATTGACGGATTTTTAAATGGGACGTTAGATGAACCCGACGATATACCGTGGAATTCGGAAGGTTCGTTATTAACTATTGAAAGACAATTGTATCAATTTTCTATGGCTGCTAAATATTTACTAATAGAAAATTTAAATTCGATTTTAACCCCTCGTTTAATAATTCAAACGCACAATATTATGATGAACGGGTCGTTTCAAAAAGATATTAATGATAAATTAATAGTAGGAAGATTTAGAACGCGTAATGAAGAAGTGTACGCGGAATATCATCAATTCGTAAAAGGTTGCGACGTTCAATTCTTAATGCAAAAATGTTGCGATACTTATTATACAAAAAATCCAATTTCTAAAGCGATAAAATTATTTTACGATATTCTTTCTATTCATCCATTTCATAACGGAAACGGAAGATTATGTAGGTTATTATTAGTATGGAGTTTGATGAAAGACGGGTTTCCTTTCGCGTTTAATTTTTCTAGCGGAAAGAAAAAAGCGAAACAACATTATATTCAAGCTATTAAAAGAGCGAGGAGAAATGACTCATCTCATTTATTTTGTATACTTATCTTATCTCTTCATAACGTAATAATAGAATATAATAAAATTACTCAAAAAGTTGAAATATAAATCATTAAATTATACGAAATTAAAATGCCCGCTATCGATATATATTCTATTAATGGATTTAAACAAATTAAAAATATAGCCGCGTTCGATTATGATCATACATTGGTTAAACCTTTGACGGATAATACTCTTCCGTGCGACGTTGACGATTGGCAATTTTTAAATTGTAACGTGGTACCTACATTACAAAAATTTCACGACGATAAATTTTGTATTATGGTATTTACGAATCAGTCTAAATCATGGAAAGTTACTCAAATATTAAACGTATGTAATCAAATTAATTTACCTATACGTATAGTAATAGCCAGAAATAAAGATATGTATAAACCGAATCCAATTTTATTTAACTCCGTCGTTAAATGTAAATGGGACATCGCGAAATCTTTTTACGTCGGGGACGCGTTAGGAAGACCAGGTGATTGGTCAGATAATGACGTAGAATTTGCCAAAAATATTGGATTTATTAACATTTACGCGCCCGAAGATATATTTGAAGAACCTATCATCAACGCGGACGTATCGACTATATTTCCTTCAATACGTCCCGAAATTATTATCATGGTCGGATATCCCGGTAGCGGCAAAACTACGATTGCGGAAAGTATATTCGGAAATATTTCATCTTACGTTATTCTTCACGGAGACGAATTTAAAACTGAAACGAGAATGACGAAAGAAGCTCGAAAATATATGTCCGAATGTAAATCGATAGTTATAGACGCTACGAATAATAATATTAAAAAAAGAGAGATATTCGTTAATTTAGCGCGAGAATATAAATACGACGTAAGATGTATATTCGTTTCCACATCTTTTAACGTATCTTATCAAAGAAATTGTATGAGAGACCACGTCGTACCAAAAATTGCGTATTACGTTTATAAAAAGAAATTTGAACAACCGAATGAACGCGAAGGTTTTACATTAATTACGGTATAAGAATTTTGAGAAATAAATTTACACAACGATGTGTAAATTTACTATTTTTAAATAAAATGATTAATTTTTACGATCAAAATCGAGATCCTCTATACGCACCAGAATTATTGACTCAACCCGAGATATGGAATTCTATGAAGACGGGAGGAATAAATAGGATTTTATATTTAACTATGAAAAAAGTTATCGATGAAATTAACCATGATCCCACGACGATAGATATCGCGAATGAGTATTCAATACCGATACCTCTTTATTATCCCGATCCTGATGACGATTTAATAACTTTAAATACCCAACCGATCTTAGACGTTAGATCTCCGTATCATATCATTACGTTAACAACTTATTTAATTTATCGTTATTTTTCTATATATTATGGTTACAGAAGTTTAGTAAATTATTTCTACTTAAAACAATTGGAAACTCCGTATTTAGTTAATGACGAATTTAAAATAGCATTATTTAACTTATTAATTCGTCAACTTCTTATCCATACTAATCCTAATAACGTTAGTTACGAAATTTTAACTAATTTATTCAAAGATCCGAATCCCGTCATTTATTATCCTCAAACGTTGTATAACGCGGCTGCTAGGAAAATTACCGGTACAGCGCGTATTGAGGATATAGATAAGTTAACGGGACTTATACCCGCGCATCAAATTCCCGATTTAAAATCTTATTATCCGAGAGCTCTAAAATATTTTGAACGAAATTAAAATGTTCGGAGAATTCTATCATAAATACGGATTCGTTATTTTATTCGTAGGGGCAATAATCGTTATCGTATTGACTATAGGATACAAATTAATTTATGGAGGAAAAGGTTCTTTTATGAATCACAGTAAATTAATGTGGCAGTTATTAGCGCGACCTACCGAGACCGCTGATTCCGTCATTGAAAATAAAAAATCGCGTGACAGTAAAGGTGAAACGGAATGTAGAAGAGTAATAGAGAATTTAACCGGGGAGTCATTTCCAAAACAACGTCCTGATTTTCTTAGAAACACTATGAGTAATCATAATTTAGAACTCGATTGTTTTAACCAAAAATTACGACTCGCGGTAGAATATAACGGAGAACAACATTATAAATATAATCCTTATTTTCATAGGACGGAACAAGATTTCTACGATTCTCAGTATAGAGATAAATTAAAAATTAAATTATGCGAACAGAATAATATTAAATTAATAGTAGTTCCGTATACGATCGCGTTAAACCAAATAGAACGATATATTTTAGAAAAATTAAATAATTTTGGATTTAAACAATAACCGGATATAAGAAAATGTTAAGCTTACGAGAAAAGATTTTTTCGCGACCAGAAGCGACGGAATATATTAAATATATAAATCAAGTAATGGATGAGCAACACGGTTATGATAAGTTAAGTAAGATTCCGGATGGGTTTAAAAGCGAAGAATTATGTATATTAGCTGTAATTAAACATGGCAGTAATATATTACACGTTCCGTTAGAATATCTAACGGAAGATATATGTAAATTAGCTGTAATGCGTGACGGCGTGTTAAGGTATGTTCCCGATGAGTTTAAAACGGAGGAAGTGTGTAAATTCGCAGTGAGTAAACACGGTCTTAGTTTGGAATTTGTTCCATTCGAACTCGTAACGGAAGAAATATGTCGAATGGCGATAACAAATTGTTCTTTAGCTTTAAAACACGTTCCGCATAAATTTAAAACGGAAGAATTATGTAAATACGCTGTTACTCTTAATGGTTCAGTTATAATATACGTTCCGGACGAATGGAAAACTGAAGAAATGTATAAATTAGTTATTACTCATTGTAATGATGGGTTATCATACGTACCACTTAAATATAGATCCGATGAAATGTATGAGATTGCCGTCAAGCATGGTTCTCAAGCGTTATCTTATATATCGGATGAATTTAAAACTGAAGAAATATGTAAATTAGCGGTACTATGGTATGGTATCGCTTTATGTTACGTTCCCATTAATTTAAAAACTGAAGAAATGTGTCAAATAGCGGTGTCGAGTAACGCTTTCGCTTTAAATTATGTACCATTGAAATTAAGACATAAAATGGTCTTGCCAGTAGAACAGACCTAAAACTTTATATTTTAACTTTATTCTTAAAGTTAAAATATGGAAATAAATTCTTTACTAGTAAGCGTAGAGTTCTAATACTCCGCCTTCATAATTTCCAGTACAATCGTAATCAACCGCTCTCGAATACGGACCTCCTCCAAACATATATTTACCATTAGTCACTATGACGTCTTCATTAGTCCGAACTCCTTTTGAGTCAATAAGATCTAATTTTTGCATGAACATCGCGACTGCGATACCTTTCCACATCGCTCTCCACCCGTACGTTAATCTCATATCCATGATGAACATTTTTGACACGTCTTCGCCATAAGGACTACGAATAACTCTGTAGTGAATATTGGATGTATTTTGTTGATTTTTATATATATCTTCCGGTATTATTCTCAATACACTCGTATTGAAAGAATCTCCTATAGAATTACCAAAAAATATCATCAATAACGGGAAAATCAAATTACGCGTCATTTTATATTATTTATTTAATTTTTCGTAAAATGTTGTAATTTGGTTTTCTAATAAAGTAATGCGATTTTGTTGCGTTTTAACTAGCGCGTATAATTGTTTTATAGCTGCCAGACATACTCCAGACATCGACAAATAATCTATACCTTTTAAATCCGCACCAGGAAATAATTCATTCCAATCTTCGGCAACTGGTCCGTGAAACGTCGCATTTTTAGAAGTTTGTTTATAATTATAACTATAAGTTTTTAATTGACTTATTTTATCTAAAACGTCTTCACCGTTATGTTCGACTAAATTTTCTTTTAAATCTTTTGAAGAAACGGCTATCCAAATACCCGTACCTTGTATCATACGAACGTACGTCGTTAACGCGATATTCGTATAAAATCGGTACGAATCATTCGTACCGATACCACCTCCGTAAGCGGCGAAACATACCGATTCGTCATTAGGACTATTTAAACTAGGTGGCCCTGGCGCGCCTGAATTCCATAACATACAATTAGTAAAACCAGGAAATATTTTTTCACCACCGAGAATTATATTATTCGTGGCTCCTGCAGTTGAAATAACATCTACAGCATTCAATACCATAGTATTGTCCGTTCCCGCTGGTAAAATAACGTCACCGCAATTAATGACAGCTGAAGTATTAGCCGTAATAAGATTAGATGTACCTCCTATGCAAATACTTTCACCGCTAGCGGCATATATTATATTATAATTTCCTCCTAATATACTACACTGCCCCCCAGCTGCGATGTTATTATATCCGGTTGCAAAACTGCAAAATCCTCTATTTATGGCATCCCATTCCGCCGCTGCAACTAAACCCGCGCGAAAACTCCCAACATCCGGAGTATTAGAATTAATCATTATTAATTTTCCATTAAACGGCGCGGTGCCATTTTCAGTTGATTGCGGACCAACTACTAAATTATCGGTAGGTAATGTGGGAAACGAAGCATTATACGCTATATCAAATAACAAAGTAGTACCATCGGTTATTCTACTCCACGGACATAATCCAGTAGTGCCCGTTGCTCCAGTAGCACCGGTAGGACCCGTTGTTCCAGTGTCACCCGTGCGTCCTGTATCACCCGTAAGTCCGGTAGGTCCAGTAGCACCGGCAAGACCAGTAGGTCCAGTCGCACCGGCAAGACCAGTAGGACCAGGTGGTCCTGTGTCACCCGTGCGTCCTGTATCACCCGTTAGTCCGGTAGGTCCAGTCGCACCGGCAAGACCAGTAGGACCAGGTGTTCCTGTATCACCCGTGCGTCCTGTATCACCCGTAAGTCCGGTAGGTCCAGTGGCACCTGTAAGTCCGGTAGGACCAGGTGTTCCTGTGTCACCCGTGCGTCCTGTAAGTCCGGTAGGTCCAGGTGGTCCGATAAGACCAGTAGGACCCGTTAATCCGGCAGCTCCAATCGCTCCCGTGTCGCCCGTGCGTCCTGTATCACCTGTAAGTCCGGTAGGTCCAGGTGGTCCGGTAAGACCAGTAGGTCCGGTAGCGCCCATCGGACCCGTTGGACCCGGAAATCCAATTGGTCCCGTAGCTCCAGTTAATCCAACGGCACCAGTAGGACCTATAAGTCCGGTAGCACCGGTAGCACCGGTAGGTCCAGTTAATCCTATAGGTCCAGTTAACCCAATAGACCCCGTTGCACCAGTTGGACCAGTAGGCCCCGTAGCGCCAATTGCACCGGTGAATCCAATAGCACCGGTCGGTCCCGTTGGACCGGTTGGACCAGTAGGGCCGGTCGGTCCCGTTGGACCAGTTGGACCTATTAATCCTATAGGACCCGTTGGACCCGTTGGACCCGTTGGACCTACGGGATTTCTATAAACGAATTGTTTAATAAGCGAATTGTAAGTTAAAACTTGTCCATTCATAGGTAAATTAGAAGTAATTGGTATACCAGATAATGCCGATGATGAAGAAAACGTAGTCTCGCTGTCTATTTTAAATGACTGATGATTCATTTTATTAAAAAATGAAATAAATCGTTTGTATTTGTAATACAAAATAACGATGCGTAATTCCAATCCACCGGTACAAACTAATCCAAGATACCCTACATTTACTCAATCGATATATACGGCGGGGGATGTAGATCAATTTAATGAAAAACGAAAACGTATTTCATTAGTACCTCGACGAATAATTCCCGATATAAATCTTTTTCACGACGAAGAAATTAAAATTCTTGAGGGACAAATGCGAACGTACGAAGAAGATCGACAGAAAATAGGACCACCCGTATTTACCTATTATATGAAACTACCTATAGAAATTCGTACGGAACTTGTCATACAATTTCGCGAATTAGACGATAAAATTGACGAAATTAAAAAGAAAATAGATACACTAAGAGAGGACCGTCATGATAAAATAATTAAGTGGCGTTTATGGGATAAATCGTATTATCATCCGTATTTTGATTTACGTGATAATACCTACGCTAGCGATTCACACTTTGCGGAATATCTACAAGATAGGGTATTGGTTCCAAATTTAATGCGTTCCGACGTAGATTTATACGAAGATTTAAATTCTACGTCGGTGTGGAATACATTTAGATACATTTTTTTTAAGTTTAAAAAAGGTCTTTTCGTACAAATTCGAGATAATCAGTTAATTACTTTTTTACCTTTTTCAAACGCCGATTATCATAACGAATTTTCGCCATTCCTTAAAGTTGATAGCGTTAAATTTAAAAACGTACAATCGTTAATTAATCACGCTTCAAAATTAGGAAATTATCAACCGGTAAACGCGTTACCATTAGACGAATGGATAGGTAATAATGCCATGTTTAGATACGAATATCAAAAAAATGAAGGAGATAATAACGTAGAAATATTACGAAATTTATTTCAATCTCTGTGTAATGAAAGAGAAGTTCCGGACATAGATTTTTTTGTAAACAGAAGAGATTATCCTTTATTACAATCCGGTGAATACGAACCGTATTTTCACGTATTCGGTTCGTATACTTATCCTCTTATCTCTCATAATTATACGAAATATTCTCCTATACTATCCGGGTCAACTGAAGACTCGAGATTTTCCGATGTTCTATATCCTCATTTTGAAGATTGGGCTCGCGCGTGTTTTCAAAATGATGGTACTACGTTTCCGAAAAGATTTAATAAATATCCGTTAATTATTGACCAGGTTGAATGGATCGAAAAACAATCTATAGCAGTGTTTAGAGGATCAACAACTGGAGCGGGTACGACGGAAATTACGAATCAACGATTAGCGGCTCTGGCATTATCGGAAGCGAATCCGGATATATTAGACGTAGGAATAACGAAATGGAATATGAGAATTAGAAAATACGTAACTGATAAATATTTATCCACTATTGAAAGGAAAAACTATCCTATAGCCAAATACATGACTCTTCAAGAACAAAGCAATAAATATAAATATATTCTCAATTTAGAAGGGCACGTTTCGGCTTACAGATTAGCGTACGAATTATCATCCGGATCAGTAATTTTATTAGCTGGTTCTCAATGGACCATGTGGTATTCTAAATTTTTAACCGCTTACGAACATTATGTTCCCATAAAAGGAGATTTAAGCGATTTAATCGAACAAATTAAATGGTGTCGCGATAATGATGAGAAATGTCAACAAATTGTTCGCGCGGCGAATAATTTTTATGAACATTATCTTAATAGAAAATGTATATTAGATTATTTACAATTAGAATTGATACAATTATCGGACATTGCCGGGTATTACGAGTATCTACCCGATTTATGGCATTTATCATTAAAATATGAGAAATCGTTATTAGAAAAAAGAGAATATAATAACGATAAATATATTTATAATTTACAACAATACGATAGAAATATAGGGCATTTAGATGGAACTATGATCGTATTTGAATCTAAAACTGAAAATGACTTTACTTTCGTTAACAACGTAATCTCTAAAAAATCTACTATTATTGATTTATACGCTTGTAATAATTTTTTCATATCCAGAAAAAAAATAAACGACGAGGCTAAATTCGATGATTTAATTCATAACGTATTTATAGGTACTAAAATCGTAAATAAATTAGTGAGTAAATGTCCAAATTTTATATATTCGTACGGATTTATAAAAAATTCTAAATTTACCGCTACCGAATATATAGTTGGACCAACATTTGAACAATGGTTATTGTCTTCAGAATATACCTTTCAAGATTACGTACATATTTTAGTACAAATTAATTTGGCTTTAACCGTTGCGCAAAGATATTGCGGATTCGTGCATTACGGCTTATATCCTAGAAATATTATTATTCAAAAATTATCTAATGAAACTCTGTTCGATTACAGTTTTGCAACGACCGGTTCGTTTAGATGTTCTACAAAATTAATTCCGATAATTATCGATTTTGATAGATCGCGAGGAGTTTATTACGATGAAGACTACGGTTTAATTGATTGCGGTCATACTAATCTATATAAACCCGACGCATTAATCGATACCGTAACCGTCTTATTTTCATCGATTAAAATTCTTGGAAACAAGCTTACTTTACAACAATCCGATTTATTATTGTCTTTTGCGGATAAATTAGAAATACCTCGCTATTTATATAAACTTCGTAGAAATGACGAATTATTTTTATATACTCAACAATCCGTATATTCGACTGCAGATTTTATTGGTTTTATTTCAGGAACCGTTGGTTTCAACGGTAAAATATCAACGATAACTGGCCCAGAAGCTATTAATAGAATGTCCCAAGGTAATAGAATAATTACGTCTAAATTTATGAAATACGGTAATTATAATCGAGCGTTATTGGAGTTAATTTTATACATCGGTAAGATGACCAGACCGACTGATACGGGAAGTTTTGGACAAAATTTATTGAAAAGATTACTTTACAAAGAATTATACGTGATAGACGATTACGTAAATTCGAAAGGCAACGATTTTGAAAAATTTAAATGGGAAGCCGTTAAGAAAATTCTTTTATTACCTCAACCGAGAATAGAAACGAATGGACTCGTGTTAGATTTACCGACTAGTATACAACTTACCAGTTTGTCATTAGAAACGACGAAAGATAATATAAACGAACTAATAAATACCGGAGCGGTTAAATTTGTACCGGATGATTGGTCCGTTATCTGGGAAATGTTTTTCGAACAAACGTTAAATAGTAAACGAGTGGATGTAGATTTCAATTATACTATACGAAATATAATAGGAAATATAAATTTATTTGTCATATTAAACGCGATAGCTAGTAATAATACGTTATTGAAAATACGGAAAGAAATTGAATAATTTTGAGGAAAATAAATAAAATATTAATTCGATATGGAAGCGGTTTTTAAAAGAGCTCTAGTTAAACAGATTCCAGTTTTTAAAACTATGTTGGATGTGGTTCCAATGATAGAATATTTAGTCGATGCGGAAATCATTACCCCATCTCAAGGAAAACATCTTAAACGAGTAAAAGATGGTGAGAAACAGGTGGTTTTATTTCGATATTTACAAACCATAGATAAAAACCAAATTGAAAGATTTTTCGATGTATTAGGAGTAACTAAACAGCGACACATCGCTAATAAGTTTATAAGATATATGTCGGGATATCATCATTAAATTTTCATTACGTATTAACGCGTAATGAAAATAATTTGAATAATTTTACGGAAAGTAATATACGATGTAATACGATGTCTTTTAACGATATGAATGACTACGTAATTGGAGAGATATTTAGTTATCTTTCTATTTTAGAAAGAGAACGAGTGAAATTAGTATGTCAAAAATGGCAAAGTATTTCCGAAGAAACGAGATATTTAATAAAATTTTTAAGCCTTAATGTTCGCGATGTTAATTATAAATCTATAGGTAAAGTTCAATGTATAGCTAATCAATACGTTCGCGTGTTGGAACACGTAGATTTTAAAGATTTTTTAATGATTTGTAATAAGTGGCCTAAAATGACTAAACTTATTCTTTCCAACTGTACTCGCGTATTAATCGTTGATCCGAATCAATTTTTCACCGAGTTAATAATAAATAATTGTGGTATTATATCTTGTCATTCAAAGTTTAATTGGAGTAATATTAAACATTTAGAATTAAATAATTGCAAGTACGTTAACGTACTTGACCGTTTGTTAGAAAGGTCAAATTTGTCAGTTTTAAAATTGACGAATACGAACATTACTAACGACGTAATAGAAATAATAAGCAAAAAAGAATCTTTAAAAACGTTACGCGTATCTTCCAAAAAAATAACCGATAACGATATAGCAAAAATAACAACTTTACCGTATTTAGAAGATCTTAACATCGATGGATGTACTAGTGTTACTAATGTAGGAATTAGCCGAATATCTAAATGTACCAGATTAAAATATTTTTCGGCTAATAATATTAGCGTTACGGATAAATGTATAGAATTTTTATACGAATGCAAAACGTTAAAAAGTTTATCAATTATCGGTAATAAGATTACCGATGAAGGCTGCGAAATGTTAATTTCTTATCCTAGTTTAAAAATATTACGCGTTAGTTTAAATGATCTAATTACTGGCAACGGAGAAAAATGGTTACTAGTTAAATACGGACTACATACATTTGTAAAAGATTTAATATAATTAAAATGGATTTACAACCAAATATTACAGACGTATTATCTGACGCGTGGAATGAAGCGAATAAATTACAAATAGAATTTTGCGGTACCATAAGCGTAAAAGGTGGCGAGCAATACATAAATATGTCTACGGAGGCGCGAAATCCTCGTAATCAATGCGTATTGTCGTTGAAAGATATAAATTCGCTCGATACTATAGCTACGTTTCATACGCATCCTCACGTTACTAATCCAAATTATGACGTCGCTATCTACGACAATTCGATGGCAACTATTATTGATATTTCACCTCCTTCTCCGAGTGACATTATACAAACTATACAAATTAGTCTTCCTCTGTATATAATTTGTCGTATGGGAATATGGTATATAAAATATATACCGCAAATTACGATTACTGAGCAATTAGATGATATACAATGGGCCTCGGTGAGAAATTACGTTAGTCTCGTTAACGCGATGTGCAACGTATTCACCACTCAATATGGAGCGGATATAGGTATTGAATTTTATATAGACGCGCTTACGCAGTTTCCTAGTCAGGTAATTTTAAATACCGATTTTTATGAATTTACGCATAACGGGTGCGCAATTTCGGTACGAGACGTTACGAATTTGTTAAATGCACCGAATGAAAAGTACAACCTACGCGATATTTTGGAATCCATATTCGAACCTCTTGGGGAATTTATCGGAAGATTATTATGTAACGTAGATTTTTATAAAACGAGAGAATTGTAATATAATAATATTAAAATGAGATTACTTCCAACAACTACGGACGTATTATCAGATATATGGAATCAAGCGAATAAATTGCAGGTAGAATTTTGCGGTACCATACGTAAGAATGGTGATCACCAAACCGTAAAAATTGAAATGAAAAAGAATAGTACAGAATGCGTATTATCGCATTTAATATTAACCGCACCCGATATATTCGCGACCTTTCATACGCATCCTTTTTATAATAAACCGGAATATACCGTATTATTATACGATTCATCGTTGGCAAGGTTTAACGATATTTCTCCTCCGAGTCCGGAGGATATTATGAGTTTTATCAATTTTGATTTCCCTCAGTACGTTATTTGTCGGATGGGTATATGGTATTATTATCCCGCAAACACAATTTGGACGACGTTAAATGATAACGAAATAGATGCTTTAAAAAAATACGTAAATTTCGTTATATCGATATTTGACGTATTATTATATCGACATGGATCAGATATAGCCATTAGTTTTTATCTCGAAGCGCTTACGGAATTTCCAATTGCGACTATCATTAATAGGAATTTAACGGAATTTAAATATCATAATTGTTCCGTACCAATTGAAGATGTAAAAGATAGTTATTATATTCACATTAATGAAGAGTACGAAATAACTGACGTAATAGATTCTATATTGATCCCACTTCAACCGTACGTGGGACAATTTTTGTGCGATATGGATTTTTATAAATTAACCCTTTAATTACCAGACCATTTTATATATACGCCTTATAAGGCGTATATATAAAATGAAGAAGCCTCCCGATGGACGACGCTGAATAGTTTTTGTAGAGATGATGTACTGCTCTTGGTTTGGTAAATTTGAAAATTTATATTAATATTTTATCAACGAAATTATAAAATGATTAGCTGGTTGAAAGAAAATGTATATAACTGCGTGGATTACGTAGTGAAATCTTCTCTCAGTAGAATAGAAAATAAATTAACGTTTAACATCGTAAAATTATCGAATAACGCTATTATCCCTACAACCGCTCATAATGATGACGCGGGGTACGACGTCTATTCTACTCAAGATGTAATTATTCCGAAACGTAGTAGAAAATTAATTCCAACAGGAATTGCCATAGAATTTCCGGATGATTATAAATGTTACGGAAGAATTGCCGCTAGATCGGGCTTAAGTACTAAAGCTAGTATGGATACCGGTGCCGGAGTTATTGACAAAGGTTATACCGGAGAGATTAACGTTTTATTAATTAACGATTCTGACGAAGATTTTGAAGTAAATCAAGGTATGAAAATAGCTCAATTAGTGATAGAAAGAATAATTAAACCTAAAATACGTATGGTAGATAATTTAACTATTACCGAAAGAAATAATTCGGGCTTCGGTTCAACCGGAAATTAATGTAAAATTGATTTACGCGTTTAAACTTTGATATATTTTACGAAGGAATGCGCGATTATAAAGATATTAAAGTATCTACTCAAACTTATATAATTCGTACGGATATTAATCATTTAGATTTATCTAAATGTTATCAACGAATAAAGTTAAATAATTCTATTCGTTCCGTTAAATATAAAGAAAATATAAAAGGCGGAGAAATAATCGTGAAAAAAATATTATCGGTTCATAAAAATTTTTTAAATTGTTTGACGATAGTTATTAACATCGATAAAAAAATGAATGTTAAGATATTTAGTAATGGAACGTTTCAATTAACGGGATGTAAAAATAATCAACACGTCATAAACTGTATGAATATTATTTTAACGGAATTTATTCGAGAAAAATGTTTAGATAAAGAATTTATAACTTACTATATTATATCCGTTATGAGAAATATCGATTTCGACGTTCATTTTAAAATAGATAGGAATAAATTCGCGGACTATATAGACGCCTCAACGGAATTTTGCGTCCCACCGTTAACCACGGGCTACATGGGTATGAAAATTAAAATTCCATTAGTAAATATAAATGACGTATTAATTCCAGTCATCATCTGGAAACCTCATGAAAACTCAATTAAATCGTTCGTAACGTATAAAAATTTTTATACGAATATTCATAAAGATAATAAAAAATTCGGTAAAAAATATTACGTAAGTATTTCCGTATTTCAAAACGGTAAGATATTAATGTCGGGTTTAAACGAAGATATTATGGAATCGTGGTATTATTGGTTTATTTCGTTAATAGACGTATCGAAAAAAGAAATTGAATTGATTCCAGAAATAAAAAAAACATTTATCAGACCAAGAATGCTTTGATAATAAAATTTGATTTTAAAATAAATAAACATTTAAATGTTTATTTATTTTAAAATGGATTTAAATTGTATGACGTTAGTCGATTTGAAAGCTTTTGCAAAAACTAAAGGTTGTTCGCGTTACTCTCAATTAAATAAATCGGACTTAATTAAATTTTTGGAAAAAATGTTGGCGGCCGAGAGTAAATGCTGTAAATCGCTTTCAATCGAAAATGTGAAACGCGCAGCTGATCATATGGCGATACCGGATATCGAAAATAAATCGAAAACGAAATTGTGTAAAGAAATTCAAAACAAAGAAATAGAATCAATCGTATGCGAAAATTATGCGAAATCTGAACTTAATAAATTAACGGTCGCTCAATTAAAACGATTAATCAAAAATGAAAATTTAAATTTATTGAACGGTTGTAAAAAATCAGAAATAGTAGACGCTTTAGCTCGTTATTACGAATTAAAATTATCTGGAAGATTATGCGAATATTGTCACGAAGAAAAGTCATTTCATTCTCAAATGTGTTCGTATTGTTATAAACGAGGAGTTCACTTCGAGCCAGAAGTTACTGTCGAAGAACCACTAGAAAAAAAATTAATAAACGTAGAAGCTAAGATAGAAACCGTAAAAGAATTGGCGAGTGAAGGTTTAATTTCTCAAGAAGAAGCGGTGAGAGAAATAAATTTAATCGAGGAACCAGAATTTATTCTTGAACAAAAAGAAATTGAAGATATAGAAAAGTTATTTCACGAAATTACTGACGTTCCGGTGGAACGATTAAGTAAATTAGGTAAAATTCAAAAAAAGGTTTTTAACGCGTTGGGTATAGTATCTGTAAGATAAATCGTAAACCCTTTAATTACCAGAACATTTTATATATAAAGCTTTATAAGGCGTATATATAAAATAAAAAACCTCCCGATAACGACTCTGAACGATTTACTGCTCTTGATCTGGCAAGTAAAGGGTAAGAAATTATATTTTTGAATCGTGAAAATAATCGAAGATGATACCGTTACATATTTTCTCAATTAATACAGATTTTGTATATTTACCCGCGTTATCGATGTTTAATTTAGTAGCGTGATCGATTAATTGAGGTTTCGTCATCTTTTTAAAAATATCTTCTAAATCCAAAGACGTAGTAGTATTATATTGTTCAACTTTTTTACTAGATTTTTTCGTTGATCTTCTTTTGGATGGACTATTGTAACACGTTGGATCTTCTGAATAATTTGCTATGGCAGTTATTAAATCAGCCTTCTTCATTTTCGAAAAATTTTTAATACCTCTTAATTTCGCATCACGTTTTAAATCTTCTAATTTCTGATCCTTATAAATTTCGAATTCGTTGGTTTCCATTTTAAACGGTAAGGAAAAAAATAAAAATGATGATAATAAAATGACTAGACCGTATTCATTAACGGAACTTGAAAATCTTGAAAAGCATTTATATTTTAAACATAGATTAAGCGATATAACGGCTATACATTTACCGTGTATGCATAAATATAAAGTAAAAAGAGGTGGTAGAAAAGAACAGTATTTATTAGATAATGGCCCAATACTAGACGATCAAACGTGTTCGGTATGTTTTAAAATACGTACGGTAGGTAACGAACCTTCTCATTTAGTAGATACCATGGCGGAACAGAAAAAATTGAGTAAACAATATTTGGAAAATTTGGACGATATGTATAAATGGTTGTATCGTCACGAATATAACTAATTGAGAATATTTTAAAATGATCGCGAGTTTTGATATCGGAGAGAAAAATTTCGCGTACGCGATTGGCAATCGCGAAACGATTCTCGTGTGGAAACGCGTGGATATTATTAAATTTAAAAATCAAACGATAATTCAATCGTGCGTTGAAATAAATAAAATATTAACCGAAGAAAATTGGAACGAATGCGTAAAAGTGATAATAGAACAACAAATGAGATCAAATTGTAGAGCTCAGCGAATATCCCAACACGTTTGGTCGTGGTTTTCTATATTATATCCTCATTTAGATCCTATTTTCGTACCTTCTTATTTAAAAACGCGATATTTTATAGGTAAAAATAATTTATCATCTAAAGAAAGAAAAAAATGGGCAGTTAATAAAACGATAGAATTATTGAAAGGAAACGATTCCGCCAATTTATTATTTTCTGAAAAGAAAAAGGACGACATGGCTGATTGTTACCTTCAATTATTAGCGTATTTAAAAATTGAAAACCCGTTAACGAAAGCGATTAATTAATAAAAATGTCCTATGGAAAAGCGTTTAAAAAATTAATTAATTTATACGACGAAATAAATAAATTATCTCATTTCGAAAAAGCGCATCTTTACGCGGAATTATATCAATTCCCAGAATCTCACGAATTTTTATTGAATGATATAGAAAATTATAAACGAGAATTAATAATTCAACGAGACGCGCGAGCTTTAAAATATTTACAATTACAATTATGGAACGTTTCGTATTATATCGATACTAATTTCATGATAACTTCATCGACGGTGTATGACAGTAAACATAATTCTCATAGTTTTACATCCGAAACATTTCGAATAGCGAAATTATTATTGCGAGATCACGAAACAACGCAACCGATCGAGAAACCATTCGACCATAAATATTTTGATGATATTAAAAATGTAATTATACACGATATTAATATCGAATCTTTAGTCGCTTCAGTATGGAATGTAATTACTAAATCCGAACATAAAGTAGAAATGATAACGAGATTAAAAGAAGAATTGGATGACGCTTTGGGTACGTGCGTAATAGGACACGTATGTCGATTAATTAATGCATTGCGGGGCTTCGGAACTCTTTACGAAACGAATTTGTCAAATTACGAATACGATAAAGCTAAATTGTTTAACGAATTGAATAAAAAATGCGATTTTATACGTATCGATACTATTTTAGATCAAATTCGCGTAATTATTAATGAAAAAAATGATAATACATTAGACACGTGTAAAATGTTAAAAGAATATAGTCATCACGAATGGATGTTAGTAAAATTACCTACTGGGAATAAAGTAGATTATGCGTCATAATTTGATATAAAGCTTTCAAAATTATTATAAAACCAGGGTGGCCGAGTGGTTAAGGCGTTAGACTTAAGATCTAATGAGATTTATTCTCACATGGGTTCGATCCCCATTCCTGGTATATTTAATATCTCGCGAGATATTAAATATCATTATTTTCGGAAATAAAATGTCGGCTGTTGAATATTGTAATAAGTGGATCGACGATAAAAATATAGATCCTATTACTGGTAAAAATATTTCACGATCGGATCCGGAATATAAACTATTATTCGAAGAATGTCCAGAAATTTTAAAATGCGATAAATGGTTTAAAGATCCGTACGTAAATCCCGATACTAATAAAAAAATTAAACTTAACGGACCCACCTTTACAAAAATACGAAATAATTGTTTGAAATTAGATAAAATTTCGTGCTCTTTACCCGAAAAAAAATTGTTTGATTTTTTACGCAAATCTGGTCCATCGTATCTACCGTTAGAAACGAGAATGGAAATATCCTTTCTCGTTAAAAAAAATATAGATAAAATTTCTTTAAATAATTGGGAAATGTGTATGAGTGGTCCAAATAAATCTAACTTTAGAAATCTATTGACGGATATTAAATTAATAGGTCATGGATCATTTGGTCAAGTCTATCACGCTAAATTTAATGATAATTCAATTGTGATTAAAGAAGCCTATTTAACAACTGCTGAAAAGAAAAAAATGTTGGATAACAAAGGTAGAAAAGTACAATGTTTACCGAAAAATTCTTATCCAGACGAATATAAAATTTTAACGTTGGTTAATAATTTACTTTCTATGAAAACGTGTCCTAATTTTTATTTTACGTACGATTTTGTATTATGCGAAGGTTGTAATTTACCGCAATCTTCAAATTATAACAAAAAATTTTGTTATAATACTATATTAGAACCCGCGGATGGTGATGTAGATAATATTTCTAACTTAACTAGTGAACAGCATTATAGTATGCTAATGCAAATATTAGTAGGATTATACTGTTTACATACCGTATACGGTATATATCATTCCGACGTAAAAAGTGAGAATATATTATTTCGCAAAATTCAACCCGGTGGATATTTCGAATATCATATCGGTGAAAACGTTTATTACATCGAAAATACCGGTTATTTAATTTACGTTTCAGATTTTGGCGTATCACTCGTATTTTCTCCACCATTCGCCATTACGAATTTTTATGGTATAAGAAATGTGGAAATAAAACGAGATAACGGACGATATTATTTAGATCCGATTACGTGTAAAAAATCGTATATAACTTCAAAAGATTCAACGTACGAGGAACAAGTTCCTAGACAAAGAATATACACTACCGATATTCTTCACGATTCTAAAATAGGCACTTTCAATAGAATATATAAAGATTTAGAATATGATCCTGATAGGATTATAGATTTAACAAATTTCAAACGATTCGTGTTTTCGGAAGCTGCTAATGACGTGATCGACGCGATTAGAATGTTTACCGGTGGGAAACAGACAGATCAACGTGGTTACCATGAGAAAATGATTAATAATACGGTCTTTATACAACGATTAATTAAAATTGTGGAAGCCCCGATTTTAAATAATATTTATTCTTCCGTTAAATATTATCGAGCTGATATAATGTTAAGCGAACTTTATTCCCAACCGTCTACGCGACTTAATGTGTTAGAAAAGTTTTATCTGACGTAATTTTTCAACGATTTTTCGATATAATCGAATGGATAAATTTTTCCATTAATAATATCGAATACAACGGTATTATGTTCGCTTTCTCTTACGTGAGTAGTGCCGATTGGATGAATTACCACGTACGGTTTTAATTTAGCGCTAACGTATTCCGGATTGTACGTTTCGATTCCTATTTCGTTAATTTTAACGCTTTGATCTATTATCGATTTTATAGTGTCTTCGTTTAAATTTGATATCAAATGAATTAATACCGTGGTGCGATTCTTACTAGCGGAAAATTTTGAAGAATAATTCGCCGCTAGTTTTTCAATAGGTGTACATTTTAATTTTATCAATCGATCGGTATCAGTTACGAGAATTAACAAATACGCGATCGTAATTAAAATATTTATCGTCAATAATAATTTGATCATTTTATAAACGTAAATTTCAAACTACGTAGTTTGAAATTTACGTTTATAAAATAGCAATAAATCGTTTCATAAAATAAAATGTTAGACGAACGCGTAAAACTGATGAAAATTATATCTCACGAAATAGATCGTATTAATTTAAAACAACGAGATATATGTATGACGGGGAGTAAAGATTGTAATTTAAAATCTTTATTAACGGATATAACGGAAGTAGGTACTGGTTTACTCGCCACCGTATTTACCGCTAAAATTAATGGATTTCCGATAGCCATTAAAGAATCCTACATTATAAATTATCAACCCGGACCAATGAAAATACCGCATAAAAAAATTAGATCCGATAGAATTAACGAGAAATACTATCCTACCGATTACACATTATTATCTTATATCAATACTCTATTATTAAATAAATGTTGTCCAAATTTTTATTTTACGTACGGTTTATCATTTTGTCAAGGATGTTTTCACGGTATCAATATGTATTACGAACTATTCGGTAAAAATAAAAAAAGTTATTTCTGTTATTTATGTTATTTGGAACCGATGGATAACGTTTTACCTCATGACGATGAAATATTTTGGACCGTAAATAATCAATATAGTATATTGTATCAAGTATTGTTAGCCGTTTACTCTATACATTCAACGTATTGTATCGTACACGGCGATATTAAAAAGACCAATGTACTTTATAAAAAAATTAAACCGGGTGGATATTTTGAGTATAACGTGGGGAATGCTACGTATTACGTGCAAAATTGCGGTTATTTAGCGATATTGGGAGACTTTGGCTGTAGTTTTTCTATTTCCCCTACGTACGCGATGTCGGATTATTACGGTTCCCGTAACGCGGAAATTAAAATAGATAACTATGGACGGTATTATTGCGATCCGATATATTGCGAAGGAAATAAAAAACTATTATGGAATGATGGTTACATCGGCAGCGTAAATAAATTTTCGAGTAAGACTACTACCGTATGTTCTCAATCTCCTATTGATTTATGCGACGCTAAGAAATTTCCACCATTCGAATTTTCCAAAGATATTACCGCCGTAATTAAAATGTTTATAGGCGGGTTACCTATACACAGACACATAAAAGTACAACAATTAGATCCTACGTTAGAAACGAAATTATTAAAATTAGACGTAGAAAAATTATCGAAACCAAATTTTAAATGGGATATTTACGATTCCGTCAAATACGTAAGAGCCGATGTTATGTTAAATTATTTATACGAAAAAATTAAACCCGTTCGATCTCAAATTATTGATACATTTTACATATCATAAATATTACCCCGATCTAAATCTCGCGTGAAAACGTATAGATATATTTTGTAATCTCGACGCTACGCGATATTTTATAAAATTTAAATTGTTTTCATTTTGCAACGAAAGAATAATTTGAAAATATTTCTCATCGTTGGGTTCGTGTAGACGATTATGAATATTAAATTGTTCGATATACTCGGGTTTAAATTGATAAGAACCAATTTCGGGATCATCGGGATACACTCTCGTAAATATTTGTTCGCATTTATCGTAAAATTCCAAAATTCGATTTTTATCGATACGAAACATTTTTAATATCGGCATTTCCAATATATCATCGTATTTAACCGGCGAAACCATAAAGAGACATTTTATACCAACTTCATCATCGTTGTCAAAATAGTCCGAATAAACGTACATTTTTCGTTCCAATTCCATTTTAATATAAAAATATTATCCGGCTCTCAGTTGTACGTGAAAACGTCTGGATATATTTTCTAATTTATCGTTTATCACTCGATAAACGATGTAATTTATATTACTTATGCGTTCAAACGTGATGTTAATTTGAAAATAACTTTCGTCAATCGGAGTATGTATACGATTAACTTTATTACTTCAGTCAAAACATTCGATTTACTGCTCTTGGTCTGGTAAGTAAAGGGTTAAATAAACGTATACTTCTCTTTCTACTTGCGGTAATTCCATTTTAAATAATAAAGAGATTCCTTATCATTTTAAAAATGACGAGTATCACCAGTGAAACGTATGATACATTAGTTTTAAGCGGAAATTCTACAAACGGAATAGCAACATTAGGAGCGTTACAAAAATTACACGAATTACATTTATTAGATGACGTATTATCGTATATAGGAACTAGTTCCGGATCAATAACGAGTGCTTTATTGGCGATTGAATACGATCCTTTAGAAATATTATCTTACATTTGCGCCAATAAAGTTTATTCAAAAATTCCAGGATTTAGTTTAAATAATTTAATAAATAAAGGTAGTTTAATTAAATTTGATTACATGGAAGAAATTTTACATAACATGATAATAGAAAAATTAGGATATATACCCACGTTAAAACAAATTAAAACGTATTTTAATAAGTCAGTAACTTGCGTGTCGTATAATATTACAGATAATAAAAGAGAATACGTTTCTCATGAAAACTATCCCGATTTACTCGTGACGAAAGCGTTAAGAATGAGTTCTGCGTGTCCGTTTATATTCGAACCATTTTTATATAAAGATAAGTATTACATCGATGGTGGGATAACGGATAATTTTGCAATGGATTACGCTCAAAGATTAAGCGATAGATGTATAGGAGTGTGTAATACTAATCCAACGACACCTTACACGGAAAATTGCGGCTATTTTAATTTCATACAAAATTTATTCGTAATATTAATCCATTCTCCTTCGGAATATGTTATTCCGAAGCCGGATTCAAAAATAATCAGATTAGAGTACGAATCGAGTTTTTTTAATTTTAATAGTTCGGAAATGGATTTAATTAAATTATTTGATGTCGGTTATGATAAATGTAAATCGTACTTACAAAATTAATTTTTTATACTAATATAAAATGAAGTATTTTTTCATGATATCGTGTTTAATTACATCGGGAATATTAGGCGAAAGACATAAATGTCTAGATGCCGATTTTTATGACGTCGGAATGCAAATGTGTATGCCATGTAGCGATGCGTGCGATCCATTTCGCATAGCTAATGACAGAATAATGATTCTAAATTGTAAAAGAAAATGCGCTAAATGGTACGATCTTCAAGTACCAAAAATCCATAATAACTGCGTTAAATTTTGTTGGGAATACGATGAAAATAAAATGCTTACCATGCGTACGTAAAAAATGTATTTGACGTGTATATAAAATGAGTCAAAATAAACGTTGGATCATATTACCTCAACGGGAGAATTATACCGATTCTGATATTAATACGATCGTTGACGACTTTAAAAATTACGTAAAATTTATTCAAGTCGTGTTAACGTTAATTTTAACCGCGATTTTTACATTATTGATATTATTTTTAGCTGTAAGATAACATAAAAATTGACAGTATAAAATGACAGCGTGCGGCCCATATTCGATGGCAACGATTATGTACGAACCTAAAAATTCCTTTTACGTGGAAACGTCTACTCCGAATACGATATTATCATTTATAAATAATAATTTTCCGGAACTCGCTAAATTAATTAAATTTTGTAACGTAGAAAAATATTATAACGCGTCACAAAATATTACATTTTTTTTACCTATTAATTTTACGACTACGCGTACGAATGACAGAGGTAAAGCTTTACAATATATTAAAGCTTTAACGTTACCGTATTTTTTGAATGAGGACAGTTTAGCGTCATCGCAAGTGTACGTATTAAAAACGTTATCAGCTACTAATGATATTATCGTAAACTGTATAGCGGATAAAATAACCGTCAATTCGATTCCGGTGATTGATTCGATACGATGTTGTAACGGTTTAATTTATTTACTAACGAATTCCATTTGGTGCTACTAATACGAATTTAGTCGCGACGTATTGTATAAAATGAATGAAGAATATATTACACCTCGTCCCTATGGTTTAGTACGACCAATACGTAACCTTACAAAAATGTATTTGAAAATAAATAAAACTTACCGTCGTATTCAACGACGCCAAAATAAAATCTACCATTCTCTCATTTGAAAAGAAATAAAAACTTACCGTCGTATTCAACGACGTCAAAAATAAAATAAAACTTACCGTCGTTGAATACGACGCCAAAATAAAATCTACCATCTCTCTGAAAAGAAATAAAACTTACCGTCGTTGAATACGACGTCAAAATAAAATAAAACTTACCGTCGTATTCAACGACGTCAAAAATAAAATAAAAACTTACCGTCGTATTCAACGACGTCAAAAATAAAATAAAAACTTACCGTCGTATTCAACGACGTCAAAAATAAAATAAAA